GTGCCGCTCCCGCTCGCTTGGGGGGCATACGGAGGGACGGCGGGAGCGGCGATTGCTTCCGGGTATGCGGGGGCAAGACTGGGAAGCAGGGCAACAAGCTACACCTCTAGCCGCGCTTTCGTCTACCTCCACCACCCGAGCCCGATTTGCTGGGGTGGAGCTGCAGCACCTCGCGCATGGTTTCCTCGGTCTTTTCCTGCTGCGCCGCCTGTGCCTGTTGCTTCTTGCGCTGGCGCAGCCGCGACAACAGCAATTCCGCGCCCGGTGGGTGCAGGAGGTGGATCAGGTCTTCGGCGTCGATTGCGCCGGCTCGGGCAAGCGCAATGGAGGTCTGCTTGTTGTCCTCGGCAAAGGCGGGGGACGCGGAATGGCTGTCGACTTGAACCTGGAAGTCGTCGGGTATCTCGTGCAGTGTAAACTCAATTTTGTTGTCTCCCGTGATGTAGATATGCGCGTCCATCGCTTGCATGATGCGCACACACAGGTAGCCGCTCTCGGCGAGCTGCCGTTCGATGCGCGCGGCCTGATCGATCAGGCGCGGGGTCGAGGTGCGCACCAGGGTTTGCGCATGCACACCGGCGCGCACGCCGGGCTCGCCCTGGCCCGACATCACCGGCGTGAAGCCGGCGGCTTCGTCGAACAACTGAAACAGGAATTGCAATTCCTCCAGGTAATTCGGCGGTGGTGCATCGAGCATTTTCGTGGCTTTGGCATTCGGGTTGGGGTCGTTGATGAATCCGCCTTCGTTGATGATCTTGAAATACTGCTCCTCGGTGATTGAGCTGAAACCGCTGAACACTTGCGGCGCTCGCGAGTTTCGTTCCCACGCCACTTGATTGTCACGCATGCGGCGGTTCAGCACGTCCTGCAGCATTTGCACGTCGGCGATCCAGGAGCGGCCCCAGAAATAGCCGGGGGTTGGCTGTGCCTGTACCTTCACGAATGGATGGCGGCCGGGAATGCGCGAGAGATTGCGCCGCTGAATGTCACCCTCGATGATGATCGGTTCGGCCCCATAGATGCACTGGATGGTCGTATAGTCGCCCTCGCGGTCGCGATCCTTGACCCACAGCTCGCAGTGCTTGACGGTTGGGGTCAGCTTGCGGTTCGGCCGCCACGGGGTCGGGACCGGGAACACGTTGACGATGCCCGCCGCTTCCGGGCTGGTCGCGCCGCCAGGGCCGCCCAGAGGCTGCAGCCCGCCCACCACCATCTGGTGAAAATATTGCGGGACGTTCTCCGCATCCCGGTCGCCGCTACGGCCCGCTTCGACTTCGTCCATGATTTGGCGGCGGCGAGGATGGTGCTCCAGCATGCTGCGCAGCCGGCTGATGGTCGGATAGCTGACGTGGCAGAATGCTTCCTGCTCATCGAGCGACATGGTTGTTTCGCCCAGGACGCCAAAATTTTGCGGGTGGATTTGTCCGATGCCGAACCCGTGATCCTCGGTCGGAACGTGCTTGAGGATGGCGCAGCCGTTGATCAGCGACCACACTACGGCCTCGGCAAACGTCACGTCGCTGTCGGTGCTGGTGTAGTCAGCTGAGAGTTTTTCCGAAACCAGCTGCCCGCGCTCCAGCACGCTGTCGTCCTGACTGGTATCGTAGACCAGAGCGAACCGAACGTCGGTCGGCTGCATCAGGAACCCGGCCAATTTATCAATGAACGGCTTGATTTTGTTGTAGATGGCGGCGCGCTCGGACCATGTGCCCTGGTAGTAATATTGCGAGGCGCGGCCGTAGATCATGCCGCGTTCCTCAGACGAGGCCATGCACTCGTCAGTCAGCTCCTTGACCCAGAGCCTCAGGTCTTTGTCAGGGATGCGCAACATGGCGTTTGTTCCAGGGCTTGAAGTTCAGCAAGTCGGCCGGGTTCAGTTCATTCCAGTCGCCCTCAAAGCAAATTGCTCGATCATCGATCGTCAAGAATGCGGCTGGCTTCTCTGCTGGAAAACTAAGCGTCGCCATGAACCTGTCGGCACTGTTCTTATCGCCAAATTCATGAATGGCAAAATTGTACATCCAGGCATGCATCGCTTCCCGGCCGCCTTCCTGGCTGCTGCGGCTGGAATAGATCGCGACCTTGAACCACTCAGCCGCCTTCCACAGCCAACGCAACGCGCCGGGGACCGGCGGATCGCCCACCACATCAGCACCCTGCCAGCCGTTGGCGTAGCTGTGGATCACGCCGTCAAAATCAACGCACAGGATTGGCTTGGCCATCGTTCCACTCCGCGTCCATGGCGCGCCACTCGATTTCGCGATGAATGGCGTTCAGCTGATCCACGATCCTATCGGAGTGTAGCTTTGATTTGGTAATCTTTTCCAGCCACGTCCACAGCGCGCCCTCGTAGACGATCAGCTCGTTGACGGACATGCGGGTAATGCGTTCTTGCGCGTTCTCCAGCCGGACACGTCCGCCCAGGCGCAAGATGATCGGCATTACCACACTCGCATGGCTCGCTTTTTCGAGGCTTCGATCAGGTCCGGTTGCTCGCCGGTTTTGATCATGTGCTGCAGCGTGTCAATCCCGGAAAAGCCGCCATTGGACATGCGCGTCTGCCGGCCCAGGGAGATCGCCTGCTGGATGACCTCGCCGCTCGTGCCCCAGGTACTCGCTTGTGCTGGAGTGCCCTGGTCTTTGTAGCGTACCTTTGGGGTGCCGCCGCGCCGGGTGTCGTGCTGCATGTCGGCGACGCCGTAGTCCTCGGCGGCGATCGTCTCGGCGAGCTTGACTGCCTTACCCACGGTCGAGCCGCCGATGGCGAACGGTTTGTATTCTTGTTGCATCGGGCGGGTCGCACAGTACGGGCACTCGGGCTCGGGGTCGTCGCACTGCGCCATCGTCAGCGTGACCTCGATGAATTTGCCGCACTGGCCGCAGCCGTAGGTCCTAACGATGGGCATGCCAACACCATTGACCAAGGATGTAATCGTAAGTCCCCCACTCGATTTTTGCGGGAGGTAGGGGCGTGTCGCTGAAAGCGGTACGCAACGAGATCGGCGGTGATTTGGCCCACTCAACTCGGCGCATTGTGCTGATCAAGTCCTCGCCGTCTTTTGGACCGCCACGACACCGGCCGCTGTAGGTTTGCATCAGAACCGTTCCTTGCGTTCGCGGGCTTTGCGGTTGATCATGCTGATGTGTGACGAAAAGGCAAACGACAGTACAGTGCCCATGTCTTGCGGCGGGCTCTTGCCCTTGACTGAGTCCCAGGTCAGGTTGCGCGCGACCAGCATCGGCCGCCGCCACTCCACCCAAGCATGATGGGCGAGCACCAGTGCAGACACCAAGTCGTCATTTTCGCCCGTATCAGGTCCAGCCCCAATCCAACCATCGTCTTCTACGATGGATTGCATTTGTGCTACTAATCGCGGTGATCGCAGCTCTAGCCGGCGCAGCATCAGACTATCGCGAATTTCCGAGTACACCTGAGATTTATTGTCACTGTTGGCCTTCCAAGCAATTACATTTCCGGCCCCACCCAATGTGTCTGGACGTTTGTAAAGAAACCAGCGCACTGCGCCGATCATATTTAGAATGTTTTGTGTGCCGGGTACTCCCTGAAGAATGCCTCTCTCGGCTAGTTGGCGCAGGTTGCGCACTTCAGGAAGGACAGCTGCCCCTACGCCGGTAACCTCCAGATTGGCAAGGTGATCCTGATACGCGCCCGCCAGATGCGCCAGCACCCAGGCTAATTGATAGGTCAGCGGTTTGTTTGATTGGAATTCAGCAACTTGTACGACGCGGTCGGAATAGCAGCGCAACACCTGAATAGCATGGTCGTCGCTGTCGCCGCCGCCACCTCCAGATGGATCAACACCAATACAGTAAATGCCCTTGGGCTCGGGAGGCTCCCAGACCTTCAGCATTGCAGTCTCGGGATTGTCGACTTGCTCGATCTTGGACTTCAGAAAGTCTTCGTCGAAAAAGTATTTGTAGCCACGATAGGGCGGGCTCGGGGTCAGTTGCTCGGCCATTTCCAAGGTGCGCTGCGCCGGGAAAAAACCTGACCCGCTGGCAATGAAACACTCGCGCTCGTGCCACGGATAATGCCTCAACATGTATTCTTCTTGACGGAATTCCGCCTCGCGCCGCCACCACGCGATTTGCTCCGGTTTGATGATCCAGCTGTAGTTTTCCTTGACGTAGCGGGCGCGGTTGATTTCCTCGGTCGTCAGGTGACCGTCCCAATAGATTTTGTAGTCGGGGTCGGATTTGGCGATGGAGTAGGTCGGCTGCGCCCAGAAGCCGATAAAGATAAACTTCATGTGGCGGTCGAGCTTGGCTTGCTGACAAAAGTTGTAGTACCAATTGAAACCGTTGGCGATGCTCTCCCAGATATACAGCCGGTGCGGGTTTTCCCTGGCCAGCGAGGCTTTCAGGCTTTCGACGCCGGCCAACGATTTCCATTGGCTGCACTCAGTTGCGTGCATCATGTTCAGCGCACGGCTCGCGCCCAGGTCGGGATTGCTGGCGGCCGCCATCAGGTCGATGACTGACCGATTAGCAAACGCCATCCCATTTCTATTGTTTTGAACTAATTTATGTTCGGGGGTGCGCCACTCGGGCGGCAAAGTTTCGAGCAGGCTTGCAAAAATACGACGCAGGCGTTCGAGATTGTCAGTTCGATCAGCAATAATCGCCCCCTGAACACCTGGATTGGCCAAAGACCAGAACAGCTCAATAACCGAACAAACAGACGTAACCGCAACTTGTCTGCATTTAAGGACGACGAATTCATGAATATCCTCGTTTAGTCCCTTGGCGACCGCGTCAACGATGATGCGTTGGGACGGCCACGGGTCGATCCGTGACCGTCCAAACTCTTTGGTGTCAAGCTCCACTGACGTTAGAAGGTCGTAAATTCCCTGGCGTACTGTCGGCAACGTCCGTCTCCGGTGTTGAAACCAGTGCCTTCACGTTACCGTAAGTGTCGCCGTCGCGTCGAGGCCAGCGGCCGCTTAGGTACGGTGACGCCGGCACAGCTCGCCGGGCCGCCTCGATCGCTTGCAGTTGCGCGTCCAGCACCTGGATTTCCTTTTGGCTCGTGGCCTTCATAGTTTCCAGGGTGGTGGCAATGCCTTTCAGCTCCTCGCTGATTGCCGCCAGCCGTTTATCGACCATCTGCGCCATGAAGTCTGCGGTCGTGTTGTCGGGCATTGTGGGTCGTTCCTTTCGTGTGATAAGGGTGGGTTCTCGGTCTCAGCTTCTGGGACTGTCGTCAGTAGGTCGTGGGTTACCTTCGCGCACTGCCGGACCTTGGCTGCTCTCCGGGGTCCGGCAGTTTCTATTTTGGGGACCGGTCAAAAACCGTTTCTAGCACCGCTCGCCCGAAATCGTCGCGCACTTCCACGCGCTCCATACTGCTGCTGAAGCTGACACGGTTTTGTGCATACTCACGCGCGAGCGACGAACTGTGTGTGTCGAACACGCATTGCCAACCGCCGTTGTTGTACTTTATCCAGACCTGAATAGGTTTTTTCATCTCTTGCATGTTCAGGCCCTCCACTTGCCGGGTAGTACCGTGATCGATTTGTACTCGGGATCAGCAAAGCCGCCGTCGCGCGAGGCCATCTGTTTGATTTCCAGGTGGCTCGGCCGCCAGCCGGTCGAGCGGCCAACATAGAACCGCACCACCTCGCCGTTTTTGCGCACCGCCTCCACGCGCTGGTGCTCCAGCCCGTTCAGCTGCGGCGTGAGGCTGCTTAGATCGACGAGGTGCTTGCGCTGTTCCGTGTTGTACGTCGGCCACAGCTTCGCCTTGTCGCCGTTTGATAGTTTGCTCCATTCGTCGCGGGTCATGGTTTGCTCTCCTGGTTCCATTTGCCACAATTTGGCCACAATTTTTTTTGGGGTTTTTTTCCAATTTTGGGGCTTTTTGGGTTGTGGTGGGGAAGGGCCACGGGCTTAAGAGGCCAGCCCGTGGCCCGATTGTTTTCAGCAGTCGTCCAGTGCTTTGATTGCTTCGCGACAGACTGCCTCGATGATGGGACCGTGCTTTGCGCACCTCCTATTCCGCCATTTCCAGCTCGCGGGAGACGGTCGGCAAGGCGGGAATATCGAACGCATCGCGCGGGTAGCCCACCTCTCCAATTCGACCCTTCGGCCTGCTGACCTCCTCGAATAGAACATGAGGATCGGGCTCGCGCGTTCGCCAATGGCGGTTGATGACCATTCCGCGCACTGTATAGAGTTGACCCCGAACGATCTCGAAGCCAGTCTTCAGTGCAATCACTTTGATGCCTGACGGGGTGAATTCCGAGATCATGGCCGTCGTTCCTGTGATGACTGAGTCAGGGGTTACCAGTTTCGATTGCCGGGTGGATCGAACCAAATAAGGAACTCTGTCCAGTAGCCATCCTCGCCACTGCACGTCGTAAGGCCCTTGCAGGGTAGGTCATCTTCCCAAAACCAAAGCGGTGTCATTGTCATCGTTCCTGTTGTTCAGGTATGAGCACTAGTTGCTCGCCGTTGAAGATGTGGATCAATCCAGCGTCATTCTCGACGGCGTACCGAGGACTGCCGGAGCGCTTGGAAAAGGCGGCCAGCACCACACCAACAAACGAATAATCCCCGCCGCGCTTGGCTACCCGGTCCCCCTCGTGGAAGGAAAACGGAATGGCGTTAGCGGCCCTATATTTCTGAAGCGTTTCCATCGCACACTGCTCGGGCGTCTTACCTTCGATGACCGCATGCAGCCGGCGAAGTGCCTTTTGCAAAATATCCTCAGTGATTGTCACCGGAATGAACCACAGGCCATCGTCATCGGCTTGCTCATCCACCACAGCCTTGATTGCCGGCTCATCCACGGTTGTCGTTCCTGTCCTACGCACGCCGGCCGATGTATTCCTGAACCGCCTTCACAATTAGGTCCCGTTCTTCGACCGTGATGTAAGACGGAAGCTCGACTATTCGCTGGCCGCCGCCCATGTCCCTCACTTTGGGCTCGAAGAACTTGGCGATGACCGCGTGCCCTACTTTGCGTTCCTGTGGTTCTGCAATCATTGTCGTTTCTGTCCTATCTGAATCACTTGTGGTGGGGAAGGGCCACGGGCTTAAGAGGCCAGCCCGTGGCCCGCTTCGTTAGTTGCTCTCGATTGCCCACCGGGTTGCGCCGTCAATCAAGTAGGCATGCTCTCCTGTTTTAGTTGTTGGTCTGCCGATGTGGATTTCGCCGTCGAGCAGTTTTTGCGCGACGACAATGTGAGCATCAGCGCCGTACTGTGCGAAATAGTAGCGCACGGCTGCATCGCGGCTCAGGAAGTGGTTTGTCCCGATGCGCATCAGCCGCGCCCTCCGCTCAACAGGGCGCGTTTGCCTTCCGCCGTGACTTCGATCACGGGCGGAACGCACGCCTCGATGAACCGCTCACGGTCGAAACGTGGATTGTCCCTGCCAAACATCGCGATGTATTGCTGGATGACGGGGTCACGCGCCAACGGGTCGAGATTGCGGATCAGACCAGCGGTCGCTTCATAGTGCCGCCGGGTATATTTTGGGCTGTGCCGTTTCATTGGTTTGCTCTCCTGGTTAGTCGCCCCGTGGGGCGGTCCCGAAAGACCGCCCGGCGAAACTACTTGACCGACTTGAGTTGGTGCGGTTCCTCCTGCCCCTCGATTTTTTTGGCCTCGGTTCGCGCGATGATGTGCGAGAGCACGACAAAATATTTGTCGCACCCTCCACTGTCTGGATCACACAAGTAGATATTTCGACTGCGCGCGAAAGTAACTTTCACCATACCGCCGACTTGTTTGCTGCAGTACGGACACGTTGCCTGTAAATTCATTCTCATGCGGTCGTTCTCCTGTTAGTTGCTCAGTTTCCACTTGATCTCGCAACCCTGGCCGCAGTGATTGCAAGCCGTGTTGCCGTCAAGTAGCTCGGTCAAGCGCCAGTCCTGTAGGTGTTCGGACCAGAGGGCGAACGCCTCCACGCGGATATCGCTACTTCCGCAGTGGCTGCAGTGCGGGCTTGCTTTCTTTTGCACATCCCGCGCCGTGATTTGCTCGGGTTTCATGGCACTAGCTTACTTTCATTCTCGCCCTGAATAACTGCATCTAGCGCTCGCGCTAGATCAGGCGAGAACCCCTGCTTTTTGTGCCACACGATTAGATCGGAAAGGCACTGTTGTGCATCCAACCATTCGCCCTCGCGGAGGTAAGCAAGCATTTCGATTAGACATACTTGCGGGTCCATTTTGCTCTCCTGTTGCATTGAAGTGCGCGAGCCGATAAACCTTGCGCCTCGTGGCGACCACCACAAAGTAGGTCTACCTTTCGGCTCAGACGCTCGCGCTCGCCTGACTGGGTTGTGGGCGGAATTGCCCGGTCGACGGCGCAACGCGCGCCGTCTGCCGTGCAACTACTTGCTCCTGCTGTAGTAGCGCGCGAGTGCGTCACAGCACGATCGCAGCTGCGAGCCGCGCCCCATTTGTTCCGTATATTCCACGTTCAGCAGGCGGCAGATTGTTGCTGCCAACACGCTGGCATCCATGCCCACAGCTGACTTGGCATCATTTGCCAGCGTCAAGCCTTTGGGCTCCTGCGGCGTGGCGTAATGCAGGGTTGGCGTGATTTTGCCTTCCAGCCCGAACGCTTCCGCAAACCGTTGCACGCCTTTTGCGCTGATGAACATGTGATCGTACCCGCGTAGATCAGCCACAGCCTTAAGTTTGTCTGTCATGTTGTTGCTCTCCTATCGGCACAAGCGCCGCAAGCTGGCCGGGAACCGCCCGGCCAGCTGACTGCGCTATCGTTTCAATTCGGCCATTTTGGTGGCCAAAGTGAACAACGCCTTGTTCAGCTTCACGTCTTGATCAATGCCGTTCACGGCGCGCGTGGTCGACCGACGCGGCCGATTGTTGGCATCGCGCCCCATCGCTGTCAGCCCACCCTTAACCGTGTTTTCCTGGATCACGTTAAACGTGTTCCAGAGATTGGGCGCTTGATCTTCATAGCGGCGCGGGATCAGTAGTTGCGCGGGCTTGATTGGCGTCTCAACCTTGCCCTCCGCGTCAGCAAAGCGCACAACGTGCGCCGCCTCCGCAAAGGCGTTCTGCTCGTCACGGTCCAACATGATGGTTGACCACTCGCGCGGCGCTTCCAGTGCGGCCACGGCCGTGTCAAGAACGCGGTAGGTGCCTTCAATCACGCGATGCTCAACGTCGCCGGTATGCTTGACGCGCAAACTTTCCATCGTGTCGGTTTGCGCAACCAACGAATTGAGGCACAAGATTTTGAACAGGCCCGCGAGCAAGTCATAAGCGCCGGAACCATCGTTCGCGTTCTTCATAACAGCTTCTGCAACCACGTCGCCGGTTTGATACTTGGCAACGTCATCCAAGCGCCGCAGACGGACCATGTGCTTGGTGAATTCCCGCCGATCCGCATCACGCGAGCCGCACTGCTTGACGGCGACGGGCTGGAACCCTTCCCGCTGCAAGCCGCGAATAACGTCAATCGTCGGGATCGGGCGGAACCGTTCGCTGCGCGAGGCGTGCGCCGTGGTGGCAAAGATGGACGGCGCAATGGTGCGCATTTCATCTTCGCTCAACGCGCGTGCGGTGCCATCGAAGCGAGCGGTCGAGGCGTACAAGGCGCGGGACATATTCATGGTCTGCTCTCCTATGCGTCGGGCTCGACGCGGTGACATGCCCTGGAAGGGCGCACGGCGCGAAGCCGTGGCCCTTGCGGTGCAAGTCAGTAACCACGCAAGCGCATCAGCGCCGCGATGGCCACTTCAAAACCGAGATGCTGACCAGCAATCGCCTTGTCAGCTGCGCTGGCGGCAACAAAGTGAAAGTCTTTCATGGTGCCTTTGCTTAGGCGTGCGATCCGGGTCAACGGAACGTTGCGCGGCTTGTGGTGCGGTGTCATGGGTGCTCACTCCGGGTTTGCGAGGCCGAATTCGTGGCAGTCAAGCAAGTCGCGCTGGCGTTCGTTCTCGCCGTAGCGTAGACCCTGCTCACGAAAGCATGGCCAGCATGTCAGTAGACCGTGGTTCTTGTGTTTGAGACAGAACGGGCAGACGTGTGCACGTCGCGTCATGGGGTAGTCGTGCGCATCAATCACTAGCGGCATGTGTGCTCTCCTATCGGCAACAAGTGCCGCAAGCTGACCAGCGTTGCCGGTCAGCTGACTGCACTAGGTCGATTGCATTTCGGGTTCGTCCGCTACATACGTCGTGACAACGATGGGCACGCTGTTAGGCGTGTCCGCGTAGACCGTCACGGTAAAGTCGCGCAACGCGTCCTCGCCGGTTAGTTTAATTGAGATGCATTGCCGCGCCGGATCATGCTCTAATTCAATCTGCTTGATGCCGTGAACGCTCAACGAGTAGATGCGCGGACCGTCGTGGAATTCGCTCATGTTGCTCTCTCGCGTGTTAGCGAGCACCGCGGGGCGCGGCACTCGACACCACGCAAGCGGAGCGCGCGTACGCGCTCCTCCTGCGAATAGGTGTTGGTTTCGGAGTTGGCCGGGAAACCGTTCGCGTTGCGGGCTATCCAGCCGCGCCTATTGGTCCGTGTGGAACCGAACCGCAAAGCGCCGCGCAACGTAGGAACGTGCCGACCGCCATACACCACAGGGCGAGGCCTCCGGGCGTACCGTCATCAACCATCAGGCGGCTGTGACCTTCGCCAAGACTATCTCGCCGAGTGACAAGACGCAAGCTCTTTACAGTCAAACGAATGCGTCTTTACGCCGCAGCGTGGTGTATAGCCCGTCAATCGCTTTTCTCTTGACAGCTGATCGGAGGGCCCTGTAATAACCAGCGCTCTTGACTT